AAAACCAACAGTTTTACCATTTAATTTTACTTCAATTTTACCTCGTTGGTAAAAGTCCATATAATTATTTTTTTCTCAATATTAAACTAGGCAAAATATCTGGTTTTTTTATTCTGTCAACTACCATATCTACTTCTGTTTTAAAAAATTCATTATAATTTTTATCAACTTTTTTCCCTCTTATTCTTCCTTCCATCTTTATCTTATTATGATTAGAATATATCATAATTTTAAGAAATTTTTCTTATTTCATTTTTTATCTTTTTTCTCATTTTTGTCTGTTCATATAAATATTTTCTTCTCTGTTGTATCTTAGCTTTATTTACTAAATAATATTGCTTATCGTAATTTTTTTTTCGCAAAGAAACTTTATTATTTTCTAATATAAATTCTTTATTGTTAGAATAATGTTTCTTAGCGGCCTCATTTAATTTTTTCTTATGATTTTGATAATAAATTCTTTGCTGTAATCTTATCTTTTCTTTATTTTTATCATAATAAGATTTATCGTCTTGAGTAGAATTTACTATATCTTCTTTCTTATTTTCTTCCATAAATTTTTTATTAAACATTAAATACCCATTTTTTTGAATACAGATACCAATTATCAGTTTCTTTTGAATATCTTCCTTCACTCATAGATTCATAATGATATAAAGCGGAACCGCCGATATACCAGATTTTCTTTCCTAATTTTTTATAGGAATTACATAAATCTATATCTTCCCAACCAAGCCAATATTCCTCATTAAATCCTTTTAATTCATTTAAAAATTCATTTCTATTAACCAGCATACATGCTCCAGTAACCGCCGAACATTCCTTATCTTCTAAAACTTCTTTACAATCTAATGGCTTTCCAAAATACTTGTGATATGGATATTGAAAATTGTCAAATTCAACCCCTGCGTGCTGTATTACCCCAGAACCGGGAATTATAAGCCTTGACCCTGAAACACTCGCAGAATGGCGTATATGACCCTCTACAAGGGCTTCTAACCACCCCTTTAAGGGAATAGTGTCATTATTTAAGAAACAAAGATATTCTCCTGAAGCTATTCTAGCTCCTTGGTTGTTAGCGATGGAAAATCCTTTATTTTCTAAATTTTTTACGTATAACCCCGAAACCCCCTTCGGCTTATTTCCCTTAAAAAATTCTTTAATTAAATTTTCAGAATTATCGGTAGAATTATTATCTATAATTATAATCTCATAAGGATAATCAGTATTACAAAATAAATAAGCTAACATCTGTAAAGTAAATTCTACTTTATTATAAATAGGAACGATTATAGAAACAAGTTTTCTTTTTTTCTTTTCTAAAAATATCTTTTTTAGTAATCTAGTTGCTATACTCATATCACTGTCTAATTAAAGATTTCAAATCTTTCTTTATTACTTCTTTAATTATGTTATCTAATTTCTTTGCCTGATTTTCAGGAGTAAATAAACTAACATATTCTTTCCCTAATTCTGACTTTATCTTTAATTCTTCTTTCGGTGCTTTTATAATCTTATATAATTCTTCCGCTAAAGAAGTTGGGTCAATAACTGAATGGGTTACTCCTTCTGCGTGATGGAATGTTACTGCGGGCTTTAATAAATATCCCATACCATTGAGAGTATCGGGAATAGCAGAACAGTCGGTAGCTAAAACTGGAACACCACAAGCCATACTTTCATGAAATATCATACCAAATCCTTCACCCATAGTAGGCAAACAGAATAAATCTCCTAGATTATAAATTTCTCTTAAAGTTTTATCTGATAATGAACCGTCTCCATTTTTTTCTTTGGGAAAAACTACATAATCATTTACTTTATAATAATCTATCAAATATTGAAGTTGATGACCTTCTAAGTTTCCTTCGGGAGTTTTTGTATTGGATTGAGTAACACCTAACAATAGCATTACATTTGGAACTTTATTTTTTAAAATGCTTATTGCATTTATTAATGCTGGTAAATTTTTTCTAGTTTGATTTCTAGCTACTGTGGAAATAATAAATTTATTTTTACAGTTAAAATCTTGCTTTAATTTTTCTTTATCTAGTTCAAAGAATACTTTTGGGTCTGTCGCAGGAAAAAATACTTCTCCATTTATATTAGGCAATACTCTCTCAATTTCTTGTTTAGCAAAATTACTATGATATAGATTATAGTCAACCCACTTTAAAGGTTCTTTGCAACCGAATCCTAACGGAGCACCATCTAAAACTCCCCAATGAAACCATTTTATTTTTCTAGGGTATGCCATAGCAAAAGCTATCTTCGGAAGTATATAATAATCCCCTAAAGTTAAAATCACATCAGGTTTAAAATCCTGAATAGCATATTCAAGCATTTCTCTCGCCCAATAACTATCCAATTTATAAAAATTACCGGGATAAATCTCCATATCGGGGTCTTTAGGCATTCCATTAAATCCAAGAGCAACTTGTCTTATATCATAACCAAGTTTCTTTAATTCAGGAATTAAATCCCTGACTTCTCTGGCAAATCCGCTTGGTTTTTGGTAATAATCTCCGTAGAGTAGTAATTTCATATTTTTTTATCGTTAGAATTTTCTCCTAGTTTTTTAGCTTCCTTTATCCAAGCATCTAAAACTTTATTTATGGTATCTAATTCTCTTTTATATACTTCATTAACATTGTGTTGCCCTCTCATGAAATCTAAAATCCCCACTAAAATTTTTCCAACTTGGTCAAAATTATGAATAGAATATTCATCAAATTCTTTTATCGTTAATGGTCTATCTGAAGATATTGGCAATTTTAAGTTTAATATCTGTTTTCTTTTATCTTGACCTAAAGTGGATAAATCTTTTACTTCCATAAAGTTATAGTTTAGAAACTTCTTCTCCATTAGGCATCATATCATTAGGTATGAATCCCTTTGAAAATTTCTTCTGCGTTTCTAATTTAATTTGCCAATCTTCCTTTGTCATAGGAGAAATGTCCCGATAATAAATAATATTATTTAAGTTTGCTCCAAGACCGATAAAAGTCATACTAACAAGAAGCTTCTCATCTGAGATAGTTTCTAAAAATTTATTACTTTCTTTTTCAAATTCTTCTGGGTCTGAAGAAGAAATAACTTTTACCCTGTGTTTTGAGTTGACGGGCACTTTTAAAGATGTTTGTTGTTCTGACATAAATTTTATTTATTAGTTTTTTTAATATCTATTAAATCTCTTTTTAATCTAGTTACATCAAATAATGATGTTGCTACAGATTTAGGATTTTCTAAATCTACTGATGTCCAAGCATCATTTAATGCTTTCTCTATATATTTATAAGTAATATACGAATATCCGCCCAAACCCCAATCAATCCCCCAACTATTTTTTAAAATAAATTTTTCTACGTTATCATCGTAAGACCCCAATATAATTGCGTGTAATCCGTTATTTTTTTCTCCTTCTTTATAATCAATGATTCCATTTTCGGGAGAATAAAAACTATCAAATACCGAAATACCAATAACTGCAAAACCATTAGCCGTAATAGCATATTTTAATTCGTCTATTGATTTTACGCTAGCGTAAGATTCAATTTTATAAACATTCTTGTCTATATCCTTTATTCCTTCTTCCTGAAGTGTCTTCATGGCAACTCTAATAAATGTTCCCTGTTCATTGGGCATACCATCTAATTCTTTCAATCTTTTATAAAAATCTAGTCCAGAAAAATTAATGACTTTATTGATTTCAAGCATTTCTTGTTCTTCTTTCATTCCCACAGAAGAATATCCAACACAAGCGGGTTGATTTCCTTGGTTTAAAACCGGAATAGACATATTAAACCAATTTATTGATTTAGGAAGTTTCTTAGGAATAATATAATTTGCTAGTAATAAATCCCTATCATCTTGCGGGTCGCGGATACAACCCAAGGAATAACCATTCATAAATTTTTATATTTATTTATTAAATTTATAATTTCATCTCTATGCTTTAGACCAGTTAATCTAGACAATTCTTTTTTATCTTTATTAAAAAATATTATTGTCGGCAAATCATGAATGCTATATTTTTGAATATCATCAGCTATATTTTTACTATCATAATCATGTTCTTTTATTATTAAACTTGGAAATTGGAGTCTTAGGCTACGCCATAAAGGTTTCATTGTCCGACAATCTGAACACCATATAGCTTGATACACAACTATCCGCATAAGGTTATTTATTAGCGTCATCAATAATTCTTTTTGAACCTTTCTTCATAATTAGCTTTCCCACACCAGTTCTGGTTTTTATTGACCGCCGACTATCAGAATTTAAAAAACTAGCATTATTTATAGGCATAGGTATCTTTTTTAAACCCAAACTTCCGCATTTTCGGCAAGATTTATCCAAAGTTTCTTCAGTAATCACTTTTCCAAAAAACATTTCTTCTGTAAAACCGCAATTTCCGCATTGTAACATATATATAGGCATATTATTATTTTTTACATCCCTTACATCCGTATTTTCTAGCTTCTCTGTATTTTTCCATTCCTTCTTTCGTATCTAAGCCCTTTACTCTTAAAAAATGTTTTATAAAGTCATAAGTTTCTAAAATAGATTTTTTTTGTGTAAAACTCATTACATTTTTTCTCATAATTGGGTCAAGACCATTAAGTAAACTTTTTACATCACTCATTGTTATTTCCTTAGTTTCACTATTTGACATAGATAAGATTATTAATTAAATTAAATGACTATTAAAAGTTTCTTTTTTTACGGAAGATAACGTAATTTGTGTTTCATTCCATGGAACAATATTTTTATCAAATCCTCCCGCCGTGCTATCATTTTTAGGATAATTAGAAGGAAAACCAGTAGTTTTTTGTGTATTATCAAATGTTTTCTTCTTTATTAATCTTTGATACATTTTATCTAATTCTTCTTTTTCTAACTCTTCTTTTTTCCTCTTTTGTATTATTTTTTCTGCTTCGTTTTTAATAGAGAAAAAATTTTCGTATAATTCTAATTCTTCTTCAGAAAAAAATGCCTCTAAAGTATCTTGAACATTAAGATTATTTCTCTCCGCATATTCTATAAATTTTTTTGCTTTTTCTTTTATCTCCTTTGCTAGTTCATATTTCTCTAAAGTTTTATTTTCTTCTTTAGTATTAGTATCAGGATAAGGATAATCAGAAGCCATACCAGAAAGATTACTAATAGCACTAAGAGGAGAAATTAATCCCGTATTAAATTTTTGTAATATTTCATTATCTGTCATATATTTAAGTTTGTGTGTGCTGGGCATTTTGAGCTTCGCCATGCCAAGTATAACCCTTTAAATAATCTTGTATCTCTACTTCAGGGAGAAGGCTACAACGACATTGTGGGTGTGCTAATGGGCCTAAATAACCATTACTGAAAGTCATAGAAAAGGAAATAACTCCATCATTCATTGCTAATACACAGATAGGACAAGCATTAGGTTCTGCTAACCAAGACTTTCTTCTCACGTCTCTACGAGCATAACTTTCTTCTCTCGCCCAACTAACTGCTTGTCCTAATTCTGTTCTCGCTATTACTTCCGCCCTCTTCTTGGTAAATTTCTGACCAGACGGTTTTGCTTGCCAAGAGGAAAACAAATTTTTTAACTCTTTTTTTATTCCGTCATATCCTTCTCCTCTATCATAAGCACCAAGAATAGTATTAATTATTAATCTTCTTGAAGTATTATTAATTCCGACAATTCTTTTTCCCGCTTCCCATTTTAATTTATTTCTGACTACGGGGTCAATTAAAGTAAAAATTGTCCTTACTCCATTTCCTAACTTTGCTAAGTTTCCTCCATTTGCTATTAAAACATTTTTTATATCATTCAAACTAGTTTCTCCGCCTAAGTTATAACCCTCTTCATAATACTCAAAAAAGACATCTATTTCATTTTCTTGTGCAGTAATAAGATACTCTTCTTGATTTAATTCTCTTAATAAAAATTCTTTTTCTAATCTATATCTCGCCTTTCTTAATTGTGGATAAACACTTAAAAAATCTTTTATTATGCCATAAGGAAATCTGTCTGTTTGCTTTTTCAGTATCTTTGAAATATCTAAGATAAATTCTCCTTCTAACTCAAGAAGTTTCTTAATAACTTTTCTGCCAAAAAGAGTTGTTTTTCCTATCTTAGAAAAAGCAGTTTCTTCAGATTTAATGTAAGGCAAAGAATAATACATAGAGTTATTGTTCATCAGCGGTTATCCTACCATAACTTTCTTTTTCGTCTTGTTGCCAAAGAAAATCTTCATGACCATAGATATGCACCCTTAAACTAGCTCTATATTTTTCTTTTGTGGTATAAAATACTGCCTTATGCTCTTTAATATGAGCTTTATGGTTATCCGCTCTCTTGGGGTCTATTACTTCTCCTTTATTTATATCTTCATTTTCTTTCTTAGCGGCTTTTTTTGCTTCTGAAATGCTTTGCGTTTTTTCTATACTCTTCTTTTCCTGTTTTTCTTTTTGTCTATCTGTCTGAGTTTTAGCTTTGTTACTAGCAAAATCTTTTAAAGGAGTAGCTATTCCATTATGAACAATGAAAAATTCATTAGCCCAAGGTTCATTAACTATCTCCATCCCCATTCTCTTTCTAGCTTCATTAAAGCTCCTAGTGCCATACATGAAAGATTTACTAGCTTCATCTACTCTCTTACAACTATCTTCTAAATCAAAATCCTGAAAATCTAACCGCCAATCTGTTATTTCAAAAGAACTGACTATAATTTCTTGTGTTAGCTTATTGCAGATAGCATTTCTTAAAGGTTTAACGACTCTCTGATAAAAACTCTTTGTTTCTTCTGTGCTTGTCGCACGATTACTTCCTTCCGGCTGACTAATCATTATCATAGGAACACCATACATGCCGGCAACTTGCTTTAAGCCAAAAGTCAGTAAATTAAGATAATCCATATCTTGCGGGGTTAAACCTAATGCTCCGGCATCCGCATTATTGTATAATATCAGAGCCTTCCCCGCATTATGCATTCCCTGAAAATTCTTTTCAAAGAAATGACTATATTCAATAGCTTCAGTAGAGCTAGTTCCTTCAGGAAGTCTGATTTTTAATGGCGGTTTTCCTGAATTTTGGAAAGTCTTGATATTATAAATTAATGCTTGAAGAATTAACTGCATTACTGATTGATTATCCTCAAATAATGACCTGCCATAGGTTCTTCCTCGCGGGTCAGGTCGTTTAAAATGAATAATCTCGTTCATTTCATAAATTATTTTCTTGTCTTCGGGTTTGGAAGATTTAGCAAAAGGAACATATTGCTCATAGCCAATAGGAACATTAACTCCTGCATTTCTTTTTTCCACATCTACTAAAATCTTCATATCTTCACTAGGCAGGGTATAAATTGCACCTACTTCTTCTGTATTTTCAACAAAAACTTTTTCAATATAAGAATTTCCAAAAGCATAAAAATTTGTAACCATATTCTGAACAATATCTTCTATTGTCGCTTCGGGGTTAGGAGCATCAAAAAATTCTATTAATTTTTTTAAATTATCCTGACTAGGTGTTACTCCAGGAACAGGTTGTAATAAATAGCCTGCCCCTGTAACTGCAGACCTGATTCTATCCGCACATTGAGGAGACCCTGGAGCTTCAGAAAAAACATTATATATCAAATCCCAACCTTTATTAGGGTCTAACTGAGCAGCTTTAAATTTCTTATCCGTAGCGGTAGAAGTATAATCTGAAACTCTACCATAAGAATAGGACTTTTTTACAAGTTCTTTTGCAGTTTCTTCTGCCCACTTTTCTTTTTCTTTACTTACTCTATTTTCTACTTCATCTTTAATCTCGCCTAATACTAAGTTCATCAGTATCCTTTTTACTAGCGATGGTTTTTCCATAAAATTGAGATTAAAATTAAATTGCTAAAAGTGGGAAATAATTTAACTAATAGCCCCCCGCCAGGGAAAGTATGAGTAAAAAATTATTTAACCCTTTCAAAAATCTAATTTATTAATGCTTCGTCCGGTGCTCTTTCTCCGTCTCTTCCGCCCGCTATAACAATACCTAGTCCACCTACTGATTTATTACAGTGCCAACTAACGCCCGCTACTGCATCAGCAACATCTTTTGAATTATGAACAAATACCCCACCTGTTAAAGCAAAATTATGATACTTTTCTACTGTAATATCCCATACTTCTTCTTTAGAAATTAATTTCTTAATAGAAATAACACGATGATTTACTTTCTTTTCTTTTTGCATCTTACCCTCTCTATTTAATTTTAACATATTCTGACGACTTTTCTCATTACCCCCATTTTCTCTATAAATTTTATGCCCTTCTCTCAATTTTCTTACATATTCAAAATCTTCTAGATGTCTTTTAGTAGTGTGGTATTTTGAATGCTCACTTAAAGAGATAAGTTCTAGATTACTTGGGCTATTATTTTCTGTATTTCCATCTCTATGATGAACAATATTTCCTCTTAAATTGCCAAAAAATTGTTTAGCTACCAACTGATGAGTTAAAATTCTTTCTCTTTTAATAGGGCAATATACTCTTTCATATCTTTTCCATCCTCCATTAAAACTTAATCTCCTATATAAGGGCATTAAACTAATACCTGGGTTTAGATTCTTAGCTTCAACCCAATTACCTTCCAAAGTCATAAATCTATGATTATCTGTGCATCTTATGACTTGGTAATTATCTAAAGTAACTTCTATAATTTCTTTTATACCCATAACTCTTGGATTTCTTGCCCAACCGACTACTACACCTTCTTTTGACATACTATAAACTGGAAATTGAATATTTTTACCAAATCTAACACTTAATTCCTTAAAAGTAGGGTTAGTTCCATCTAATAAAGCTACTCTCGTATCTCCTGTAAAACACATATTCATTGGGTGGTCAACTTTTTTCCCTTCTATAAGTTCTAGATAGCGACATTCTTTTATAAAAATTGGATGTAAGTAATAATCCATTCTTTTTTCTAATATTGCTTCTTTCATATAAGTGTATGCTTCAATATTCTTATCTACTGATAAAGTCATTGTCTGAAATCCAGCATTGTGTAATATCTGTAAAGTATCCTTACTCTGCCAGGAATCGGCAGAAATTTTCTTGATATTAAATCCCCGTCTTTTTAATTCATAAATAAAATCTCTAATCTCACTAAATTGTATTTCTCTACCCGGTAAAGCTGCGAAAGCGTGCATTAAGTCAATAAAAATTTTAGGTCGTCGTTCTATTTTCTTTGTTAAAGGATTAACTGATTCAGTCCAACCATCAAATTTCCCCATTGAAAATCCGGCTACATCTCCTGATTCCTTCCCTAAAGCAAGGTCAATATGTATAAATCTAGATTCTATGTCTGTCGCTTTAAACCAAGAAGCCAAATGTCCGTTATCAAGAATAGGATTAAGTCTTTTCTTATTAACATTCTTCATAATAACATTAGCATCCTTAAAGAATCCTTGAACGGCTAAACTAGGAACAGCCCCTAAATCCCGCATCGTCAAATCAGGATTCTTTCTAAAATCATCGTAATATTCAAATGGTATCATCTTGCCTTTATATTCAGGAAAAAATTCTCCTAAATCAAAAGTCTTTCCACTAAACTGCTCCCTAGGTATGGCGTCCCAAGTTGCTAATCTAGCTTTATATAATTTTATGCTTTTATCTTCTTCAAATTTCTTTTCGGCAAAATCATAAACAAATCTTGGAGAAGTTATAATAAACATTTTGCCTTTATCAAGAAATCTACTTTTAATACGCTTTATTATCTGATTATGACTGCTCTCAGCATAATCTTTATTCTTTGTTCTAATATGAAAAGAAGCTTCATCAATAATTCCAGCAAAAATATTATAACCTAAGGGAGCGGCTTCATTAGAACCAATGGGAAAGATAGATATATTCTTATCAAATCGCAATTCTGACCTAATATCATCACTCGGTTTATGGAATTGCTGAAACCACGGACTTTGGTCTATTCTATTTTTTATTTCTCCAAAAACAACTTTCTTAGCCTGTTCTCTATTGGTAGAAACATTAATAATATAAATACTAGAATCATCTGCTAAATTATAATACTTCTGTGGATTTTTTAAACACAGTAATCTATAAGTCAGATATTCTATAGCTTTACTTGTTAAAAAACTTTTTCCGCTGCCTATGCCAGCAATAATTAATGCTTCGCTATAATCACCCATGAATATGTCAATGAGCATCTTCTTAATTTTTGGTCTTATCTGATTAGATGCTGGACAATAAATTGGACTATCTAAAAATTCCTCTATATCAACAGGCGGTTCTTCAAAAAGTTCAGTTCTGTCTTCTTTAAATAAATCCCTAGCTTTCTTTAGATTCAAGAACTCCATTAATATCATCTGCCTTAATTGGTTCTCTGTCATTCTGTCCATTTAGTTTAGCTTTCTTGGCAAAAAATGACATTAACTTCTGTGGGTCAAATTCATCTAAATTTACCAAGTCAAAATTAAAATTTATTGCGTTGTTTATTCCTTCATCTTCATTGTCAAAAGGAACTCCTAATCTTTCCCGACTATATTTTAAAATCATTAATGTAGATTCCGTTACCTGCTTAAATCCTTTAGTATTTTTTAAACTTAAAACATCTCTACCATTTACTTTACCCTTGGTTAATAAGTCATTCATAGCTACTTTTGCCATATTAAGCAACTGTGAAATAACTTTACCTTCTTCTTCTATAAAATTCTTTAACTCTACTACTTTACTGTCTCGGAGATTATGCATTGTTATCTCCATAGCCTGTTTTTCCCATTCTTTCTTTTCTATTTCCCAACCTAAGATATTCTTCGCTATATTTCCTGCAGTAATCTCATTGGCTGTAAAATATTTTTCATCCACCAAGAATCTTCTAGCAAATTTATAAGAACTCAAGAAATAACTTAACTTTAATTTTTCCCAATTAATACTTTTATTCTTTTCGTCACCTTCCGGCAATCTTATAATATTATCGGGAGATAAATCTTTATTTTCTTGGTTTTCCATAGGTCTTTGTAAATAATACTAATGCTTCAGGAACTGATTTAGCATTCTGCTCTTTTTTTATTAATTCAAATAATCCTTCTACTAAAATTTTGTCTTCTTTTGTATCAAAAAATAAGGATAAAGAAGTGCTATTAGCATTTATTTCGTCTAGCGGTTCTTCCATAGAATTATTTTCTGATTCCTTTTTCTCTTCTGAGTCCCAATCAAAATCTAATAGTTCTACTTTACTCTGAATTAATTCTTTTGAATAGGGTAATCCTTCCGCTAACTTATCTAAATCTTCGCTAGCCATCATCTCTTTTAATAAATGACTTAATTTAACTTGGTCTATCGGTATTTTTATTTCTTCAGTAACAATAGTTAATTTTTTTGCCTGTAAATCATCTATCTCACCTAAATCATTAATAATTATTTCTGGCATATTTAACTCTTTACAAGCTAAAAAACGATGGTAACCATTAATAATCTCATAATATCCCAACTCTTTGCCGTTTCTAGCACTTCTGACTAAAATAGGGTCAATAAGACCATAGGTCTTGATAGATTTTACTACTTCTTCGTATTGCTGTTGAACATCTAAATCATCCTCTGGTTTTAACTTAGGATTCCATTTATTAGGTTTCAACTCTTGTATTTTAACTTTTTTTGTATTAATTCGTAATTCCATAAGATTAAGATTACCATTTAATTCCTCTTATCTGCCAAATATTTGTTACTTCTTTTTCTATTCTCTCATACGCTTTAATAGAAAGAGAATATCGTTCAAATCTAGTAATAGCTAAATTTTTATTATGTAGATTTATGCTGGCTCCTTTTATTTTATAGAAACTCTTTTTATCTGTAAATTTAATATTTGTTATTTTTCCTTTATTGGTTATACATTTCCCTATTCCAAAAATTACTCCTGCTTTCCAAGATGTGCTATCTACTGAATAAAAAGGAAACTCAAAATAAACATTCTCTTTTGTCATGGCGAAGCCATGAATTTTTATTCCGCGTTTATATCCTTCCCGTATTAAAGATAGATAAGCTAATCTCTTTCTATGCTGCGGTCTATCCCCCTCTAAAGCTACATATTTACTTTCACTGTCTTCTAAAGTAGAAATATAATCTACTTTTGACATTATATCAGGATGATATACAGTTATACATTTTTTATAAAGACCTAATTTTTTTAATTCTTCCCGCCATTCTAATACTCTTTTTTGACCGACTATTTCTCCAATATCTAACTCTACAAAATAATCATAGTATTCCTTATTTTGAATAAGCCATTCTTTATATTTTGAAAAGTATTCTTCTGGAGTTTCTTTAGTTTTGGTTTTTTTCTTATGCACAGAAACAGATAATCCTGCATTTGTCATCTCACTAAAAAAAGTATGTGCTCCACTATCAACTATTATATTTTTAATATTTTCCCTAATAATATTCATGTAATTTTTAGAGTGCTTTCTCATATAATAGTAACTAACAAAAGCACTTTTTACTAATTTTGCCTTTACTACATCTAAAGTTTCTCGTTGCTCCATTCCTGCTAAATATATCCTCATACTTTTTTTATAATATTTTTTATATTGTCGGAATGTTTTAAAGCATACTTGACCATTCCTTCTGAACACCATAGTTTATTTTCTATCATCTCTGCCGCTTGTTCTAGATTATTATATAAGCATTTTTTTGGATAAAATTCAGGATAAACAAGTCTGTTGGGTAAAACTAAATTACAGTCGTAAGCTGCCGCTTCTAATGCCGCATAACCAAAATTTTCTTGAAGAGAAGAACTAAAGAAAACTTTACTTTTTGCTAATAATTTCAAATATTGTATCTTACTCAAATTCTTTTCTAATGTCTTAATTGCCACTACTTGTAATTCAGGAAATTTATTTCTGACTATATCCATTACTTTATCAAACTGCCAAGGTTGTTTTTCATCATCTAATCTTCCCGCAAATACTACAATATTTTGTTTCTTATCCCAAGACAATTTCTCTACTTTTTTATATAAATCATCGGCTATAAAAGGCAATCCAGTTACTTCTAATTTTTTAAAATCTATTATTCTCTCTTTTTCTATTAACTCCTGCTTAATAAAGTTACTACCAAGAAATATCTTATCAAAGCTATGAAACCAACCCTTTTCAACCCACTTAACCCAATCTTCTAAACCACGAACATAATCTGTCTCTGTAAAACTGCCGGCATGTAAAAGACCTTTTATATTTACTCTAATTCCTCTAAAATAAGCCATGTATTTAATAGATTCTATTCCAGGAAACCATAAATCGCTGATAAAGAAAGTGTCATTCTGCTTTATTTTACCTTCTTTAAATAATTGACATACTTGTTGTAATTGAGAAAATTTATAATAATTAGTCCCCTCGCTATCTAAGAAAGCTCCCGTTTCTATTTTACTAGTTAATAATTCTCCATCTATCTTATAAAATTTTTTGCCCTGTCTTTTAAATTCTCGCATTAACTGTTTATCAAGCAACGCAGTATAACGTCTTTCTATATGTTCTAAAGGCAAATAATAAATCATAAAATTACTGAACTATTGCACCATTTTCTCCATCTTCATAAACTCCTACAGAGCAAGACCTGAGATATTTAGTATCTAAATATTTCTTTATCTCTTTAGCAAAAATTTCACAACTCTTTCCAAAAGTTTTTCCTTCGTAGTTACTGCGAAGATACTTTATTAAATCTCGTTGAACTATAAAAAATTCTAATTCCCGATTTTCGTCTGTAACAGGAAGCATTGCAGTAACTGAAAAGATATGCCGATGAGGATTTCTCAAAAAAGACACTTCCTTAGGAGCATTTTTCCAAAAATGATAAGCCATAAATCCTGCTCTTATTTGCAAAGTAATGTGCATTTCATTTTTCTCTTGATATTTAGTTATAAAAGACAATAATCCCTTAATTGATTTTTCTTTTTTTGCCTCTTTCTTTTTTTCTTTTTTCATAAATTTAGATATCTATTAAATTATAAAATTCTGTTCTTGCTTTTAAATCTGTCTTAAAAGCCCCACGAATATCACTTGTAACCATATATCCTTCTTTTTTTACACCACGCATAGTTTTACACAAATGTTGAGCTTTCATAACAAGAGCAATTCCTTTTGGTTTGCAGGCTTTTTCTAAATCATCAACTATTTCTTTCACTAATCTTTCTTGAATCTGTAATTTAGCTGAATGATAATCAACTATTCTAGCTACTTTACTTAAACCTAAAACTATTTTATCGGGAATATAGGCAAAAAAGTATTTGCCAAAGAAAGGCACCATGTGATGCTCGCAATGTGAGAAAAAAGACCCCTCATCTATAACCATCTCGTTATAAACTACTCCGTCATGTCCATTTTTAAAACTCGTAATTACTGGTTTCTGAGATTTATCATAACCCTTAAATAGTTCTTTATACATCTTAGCTACCCTTGCTGGCGTGTCTATAAGCCCTTCTCGCTTAGTATTCTCACCTAGATATTCTAATATCCTCTGAATATGCTCTTCTATGCCAGTCGCTTCTTTCTCATGCGGAAAATCTAACCACTCATTCGGCATTTCCTTTAAGCAGTATTTAGTCATATTTTTAGGACTATGCTGCTTTCTATAAACTACCGCTACATCATGAAGACCTTTAGGATTGAATTTCTTAATAGTGCCTCCGCCATCTATTAAATCATCTACTATTAATACACCTTTACTATTAAAAAAAGTTTCTGATTTAAACTGCTCTACTGTGAGCATTGGTATCTTTAATTCCTCAGAAACTATATAAGCAGAGATTAAACCACCAGCGGGAATACCAAATATAAAATCATATTTCTTCTTTGGTATTTTTTTTGCTAACTCTTTTGAGTTCTTGATAACCTCAGGAAATAAAATTTTCATACAATCATGAAGGTAGGGCTAAATAGCCCTTAATTATTTTTTTATTTATTTTTTATCCTCGGACATTTCTTTTACTAGTATTTCGCCATCAAATTCCGGTATAATTTCTCCTTCTGCCACTTCTTCAAATTTATCATTGCTTATAATTAAATTTATTTTTCTTGATAAATAATTAAAAACAACATCTTCAAACTTACATTCTTCCGGCAACTCGTTATAAATAAACACTGTTCTATTTGAATATAATAAATCAAACAAGAATTTTGGGTCAACTACTACTCTTTTTACTCTTCTAGGAGAAATTTTTTTATCTTTTAGATTATACTTATTTTTTTCTGCTTCGTATTCTTCTTTATAAACTATATCGCTCCCTACTCTAGCACAACCAATACATTGATTTAATTCTATATCTATCCCCGTATCTTCCTTAACCCATTCTTTAATTGTTTTGGCTTGCATATTATTTAACCCAACAATCTGCTACTTTCATGTCAACAGGCGTTGGTATATTAAAAGTTACCGCTTTTTCCATCGCCTCTTTAATTAAAACTTGAGCTTTTTCTACTTCCTCTTCCTTTACTTCTATTACTAATTCATCATGTATTTGAATCAACATACTGGCATCCATGTCTTTTAAAACTTTACTTACACGCAACATGGCTATTTTTATCAAATCCGCCGCCGAACCTTGTATTCTGGTATTAATTAATTGTCTTTTTATAGACGCTATTTCCATCCTAGATTTAGCTTTTTTTACTTCAAATCTTCTCTTTCTTTTTGCCAAAGTAGTAACATAACCGTCTATTAAACCGGTTCTTTGAATATAATTAATATAAGATTTTAGTTTCTGATATCTGCCAAAGAAAATATCCATGTAATTTTCCGCCGTGGCTTCAGGAATATCCAAATCTTTAGCCAAACTAATATAACTTAATCCATAAATCATGCCAAAATTAATACTTTTAGCGTGTTTTCTAGTGCAACCTACCATATCCGCCGTTAACTGGTGAATATCTCCGCCGTCCTTAAATACCTTTATCATTGCTGGTTCTTGAGAATAGTAAGCTACCACCCTAAGTTCAATCTGAGAATAATCAGCAATAATAAATTTATATCCTTTTCTCGGAACAAATGCCTGTCTAACATTAAAATTATCGCTTCTCGCAGGGATATTTTGCAGGTTAGGATTGGCACTTGCTAGACGCCCACTCCGTGTGCGATGTTGCATGAAATCCGTATAAAGAACACCATTCTCTGCTTTTTCTTGCAAACCTTTTAAATAAGTTCCATTTAATTTATCAAATTCCCGATAATCCAATATAGCTTTTACTGCCCCATTCTTCTTAGCCAGTGCGGTTAAAGCTTCATTATCGGTAGAAGGAACTCCCGCCGGAGTCATATTTTCAGGTTGTAATCCTAATTTATCAAATAAGATTTCTCTTAGTTGCTTGCTAGACCTGATATTTATAGTTTCATTTCCGACTAGAGTATGTATTAAAGATTCTTTTTCCAATAATATCGCATCCGCCTTTTTTGAAAGTTCTTTTAATTTATCTATATCTATTACTACTCCCTTTAATTCCATATCAGACAATATTTTTATTAAGGGCAATTCTATATTTTCATAACAAAATAATAAATCCTCGGCTTTTAATTTTGGATAAAATTCGGTATATAAATCAAAAGTATTCTTTACATCCGCACAGCAATAAGTAGCCATTGCTTCTCTTATTTTTTCTATATTATCAAATAAAGTAACTTCTTTCGGCACTTCTTCGTATTTTGTTACTTTTCTTTTTAAAATAGTAACTGTAAGTTCTTTTAAACCATGTCCTCTATTTTCGTCCAATAACCAGCTCATTATCATTGTATCGTCCAGTTTCTCTGGATATTCTAACTTTAAAACCTCTTTAAATATTTTTATATCAAATTTAGCATTATGGAAAATGACTTGATTATTCTTAAAGACTTCTCTTAATTTTTCTAATACTTCTTCTTTAAAAGAGCATAATTCCCAATCTATATAATACTGTTCTTTATCATCCCCCCACCCGAATCCAGTAAGTTTAGCTTCTCGTGGATTTAAACTAGAAGTTTCAGTATCTATTGCCAGTAATTTAGGAAAATTACATTTTTTAAACTCTTCTAAAGTTTTTACTAACATATCGTGTCGTGCCGGTCTTTTGCATATAGTTATTAATTATTTAAACTTCTGTTAATCTTTCTTCTTTATCATTAATACTTTTCCATTGATATATTATCCAAGGTCTGCCATCTACTTCATTTATTAATCTTCTAATTTCTAATACTTCTGCCGAGTTATAGCCACTTGATATAACTACACTAGGATATTCCTTATCGTGTCCTGAACAACAACCACGCGTATCTATTCCATGTTTCCAAAGATATTGGATAACTTCTGCAATTTCCTTATCTACCCAAATGAATCTAGTTTTTCTATATTTGTCTATATTATCAGGCAGTTTTAATTTTCTCTCAAAAGCCATAGTTAATTAAATAATTTGTAATACTCTTGCTTATTTTTATTAAATACTATCAGAAGAGGCAACCCCATTTGTTTTCTCTGCCAAGCTAGTATAAGTCTTCCGCACCTTCCATTACCATCTTCAAACGGATGCATCATTTCAAAGTCTATATGACAACTTTGACAGAAAGACCCAGAATTATCTGATGGCTCATTTATTTTTCTTAAAAATCTTTCCATTATTCTGCCAATTTCTTCAGGTTTAGGACATTTCTGAATACAAACTCCTCCTGAATAAATACCTACTGGAACTTTTCTAATTATCCCCGCTATTCTAGGGTTGAGATTTCTCATTAGCAATCTATGTGTTTTTAAAATGTGCTTTAATGTTAATGGCGACTTAACTTGCATCAGATACTCATACGCCTTAATGCTATCTTTTAGCCCCTCTTCCCCTACTCCTTCTATCAAATTGCTTTCTTTCAAAAATAATATCTCTTGTGAGTTCATATTAGTTGATTATTTCTTGAGTGCTTGATGATGTAGTAGCACTTATTTCTTTTAATTTTAAACTATATAAATTTTTCCATTTAGAAGTTTCGTCTTGGGCGGTTTTTAAATTCTGATTACAGTAATAATTTAAAGAACTCATTTGCTGTTGTTGTATTTTTATACAAACCTCCGTCGCTAGAGTTAAAGTTTCTTTATACTTTTCCATTTCTAATGAATCAACGCAGATTTTACTATTCTCTTCTCTTTCCTTTCCGACACCGTATATAATGCTTGCTTTAACTATTAAGAATAGAAATCCTATAATTATCATTCCGATAAAAATTTTTGTTATAGAACTATATTCTATTGGTTCAAATGCTTCAACGCTTTGATTATTAACACGCCTAATTATTTTCTTATATTTCATACTGCTCTTTTATTTGCCCACAGATATTTATGGAACTGCGGAATAATTCTAATATTAAAAAATTTAACTTTTTTAGCGTAATTTCCCATCATCATCAAATCTAGTAACTCTTTAAATTTCTTATTTTGTTCTTCTATACTCTCTGCAATTTTATAATTAATATTAGGTTGAATAACAATAGGAATATTATTTAATCCTTCTTCTTTTTCTAAAATTTCTAAAGTATCTAGCATTTCTATAAAATCTACTTCATTGCTAATAACAAACTTTAAAAATATCTTATTCATTTCTTTAAATGTTTGTAAGTATGTTTTTAATGTCGTTAGATTTACTCCATTCTTATTTCCTGAAGAAGTTAACTTAGGAGAAATACTATATCTATCTACTTTTTCACTATTTTTTAAATTTCCATCTTTTACCCAATTATATGGTAAGAAAAGTCCATTAGTTTCTATGTTTATCAAATATCCTCTGCCCTTTAATTCATAAATTAATTTATCTAACTCTTCTATATCCTGAATAAAGGGCTCTCCGCCGGTAAAAGTAACTCCCGCAGTGGGCGGATAACTTTCTACTCTTTTTATTACTTCCTCTACTGACAATTCTTCAAATTTATTTTCAGGACGACTGGCATAAGTAGTATCGCACCAAGTGCAAGCTAGATTACAACCGCTAAATCTGATAAAAATAGTAGGCAGACCGATTTCTATGCCTTCAAACTGACACGACCTAAATATTTCACAAATTTTTAACATATTGTTCATTTTTAATAATAATAAATATTTTATTTTCTTTTAAAACTCTTTTCCAAGGACTGACAAACGGGGTAATAAGTATTAACTTTTCAGAAAAATTCTTTTTATATTTTTTTAATTGTTTGGTTTTTTGTTTAGTTCTTCTATCTTTTCTCAAGGGATATAAACTAGTAACTTCTAAAACATATTTCCCCTTTTTATAAAAATCAGGTATACAACTATTTTTAAAATAATGATGAATTACTCCTTTCCCCTTTAATAATTTCTTCACTAGCAACTCGTAAGAATTTACATTTTTAACATTCGCTCCTAATTTCTGAAAATGTTCTTCGCCATATTTTTCTAAAACCTTCAAGTATCCCTTATATCCAACTTCTTTTCTTAATTTATTTTTTCCTGCCCAATATACTCTTTGTAATCTTCTTCCTGATTTTTTTAAATTTATATTATTTCTTAGTTTTTCTTTATTTTCTTCAGAAACAAATTTATTCTTATATTTTTGAGCATTTATAATTGATTTTCTCTGCTTTTTTAATATTATTTCTTTATAATTAACTATATATTTTTTCAATACTCTATAAACAAGCCACTTACTAATTTTATTTTTACTTGCTATTCTCCATATACTTAAATTACTATATAAAAAATCCTTCCTTATTTTTTTAACTATTCTTCTATCCCTTTTCTCATCTATCATATTTATAGAGTTGAACTTTATAGAATTGAACGGAATACTTCACACACTTTTAGCATAAATTTAAAAATTATTTTAATTGTTGCGGAGGTGGGAATTGAACCCACTTTCTGTTGGTTATGGGCCAACCGAGATTCCATTTCTCTACCCCGCGATTAATTTTTCTTTTTTTAATCTCTTTATTTCTTTATCTAACTTATTTAATCTCCAGCAAGTCTTTAACCTACTGCGTCTTTTTGCTTTTTTTACTTGTTTATAATGCATAATTAGACCGAAAGTATAATTAATAATTAGCTTGTGCCTCTGTTAGGTGTGATAGGAGCTAGTCAGGCTTTGCCAGTATCTTCTCTTTAGCAATTAATTTTCTCGGCACGATATATTTATTCTCTCAAAACTATAGTTAATTTGATGTTTTACTGATTAATCATTAAGCACCTAAAACTTCTTTCTCTGTCATTATCTCCGGCAATGCTCCATTCGCTATCGCCGTGTTAGCCCGATAATTATTATTTTCTATATCGGCTAAATCTTCTGTAGTTTCCCTAAAGATAACCATAAATTCTTTTCTGATTAAATCCTTAATACATTTGCTTTGCTTACTTTCCGGCATTGAAGCGTCTATAATAGTCAATACCTTTCCTGTTAAACTTCTTAATTTTTCGTGGATGTAAGCGTGAGTCGCTAACTTATCTCCGCCCTGATTATACGGATGTCCGTCTTTATCATCCGCTATATTCAAGATTTCATAAGCAGTGTAATCTTTTCCGCTTAGGTCACTGATAGTGACGTATTTTTTGTATTTTGACATAACTTTACTTTACAAAACATCACTTAACTATAGTTTTAAAAGAAGAAATAAAGGAGGGGAGCATGGTTCTTTATATCATTATACTTTTTAGCCAGCCCCCTCCCTTCCTCCGTTTAAAGAACAATTTTTTATTCTTTAGGTGTAGGACTTTGCCTATTAAATAGGCGGGTAATGACCCACACCATCTTATTTCGTCTATCAAGGCCAAAGATGATAGAGAATAAAATCAAAATACTACCCCTAAAAAATAAAAAAAACACTATAAAAAGTGTTTATTCGCCAAACATATCTGTAAAATGTGTGTCTTTTATTACTGCATAACTTGATTCTGTTTCCCAAAGTTTAATTTCTTTTAATCCTTTTAACTCATTATTCAATTCCTGAAAAATCCATACTAACATACCTTCTGCTGTTGGAGTAAAGCTAAAAATGTCATTTAAAAAATAATGGTCTAACTTTTCTATAATTTTTCTCTTTACTATCTCATTTATTTTTGAAAAATTCATTACCATTCCATCTTTATTTAATCTACCACCTACAGTAACCTCTAACTTATAAGAATGTCCATGAAGTCTATCACATTTACCCATACCAACTAACCGATGAGCTGCCTCAAAAATAAATCTCTTAGTTAAAAGCATATAAGGCTGATAATGCTTTGCTATATGGCAAGAATTACATAGTATTTCTAAATTTGTTTTTAAATGATTACTTTGATTGCCGTCTATATGATGATGTTTTAAATTTTTAGTAGAACCACAAAATTCGCATTTATCTCTTTTAATATTTATCTTATGAGCAACTTTTTCCATTGTTTGGAAACCCATCTTTACTCCTTCTTTATAATAATTACTGATTATATTACTAACTTTATGTTTAATTTTATTATTTTTCATTGGGTTTTTATCACCTAACTTAGAAGTTGATTTTCCTTGGACACTATCCGTTAAATTATAAATATTTACTCTATTTAAAATAGTCCAAAAAGAACAGCCATAAATTTCAGCTATTTCTTGATAAGTTTTACCTTCATTAAGATATTGTTTTAATTCTTGTTTTTCTATTTTATAAATTTCCTTCATAAGACAAGCATTAGATTAATTTATTCCCGTCTTGAAAACTTACGTTTTATTTTCAAGACGGAGAAAACCAACCTCGCCCCTATATTAATACCCCCACCTCAAGTTTACAATACTAGTATATAGCATATTTTATGTTTTGTCAAGTTTTTTATAAATCTTTAAAAACGGAATAAAATAGCCCTTTTATAATAAGAATTATGACTTATCCACAGTCAAAAAATCTCCTGAGAATAAAATCAAACAATTCTTTAACCGGCTTCTTACATGAATACAGTTCTCCTTTTTGTCATCAATAAAAATATCCAACTTTTTCTGATACGCGATAATTCCTTTTTTATAGGCGACTAGATTATTGCTATATCCACTCGCAATGCATAATTCCGTATAATACTGCGGAGTAATGCCTAATAGTTTCAATTGTTTTAATCTCGCCCGCTTAGGCATATCATTATTCTTGTTTCCGGTAATAATAAAAATCTTGAATCCTGATAAAATCCATTCTGACATTAATTCCTTAAAAATGGCGGGAAAACGATTAATTGTGTTATCTATATCTATGCCAATATTCATACATTTATTTTAAATTGTCTTTTATATGGGTTATATTTACGCGAGAAAGAAAGCATTTATTACAAATTACTATATTGGGATTTCCCTCTGATAAATTTTTCTGATAACCGGCAAACATCCAATTAGACATCACTACTCGCCTTTGACATTCTGAACAAATAATATCTCTTGGATAACTTCTATTCTCTTCCATATCAAAAAATTCATTGCTTTTTATATAATCAAAACCTTCCAAAGCCGTCGTAACAATAATAGCTCCCGGTTCTAATTTTTTAGCAATTTTAAAAATACCGCTGGTAAAAAGTTTGGAAAGATTTCTCTTAAATTCCGCTTTTTCTTTTTTAAACTCTTCTAATTCTTTTGACATAAATATTGAATTAAATTATTAGCTATTTCCTCGGTTAAACCTGTTTCCCAAGAGGTTTTAAATAATGGTTGGTCGGGATAAAAATCTGAATCATCATCTAAGATAGCATATTTTTCTATCTGAATATTGGGATTTAATTTAAACCATTCCCTGATTTCGTCTCCTCTAAATCCTGTTGTCGGTCGCGGAGTTTCGCTGATAAAAGGCATTACCGCCCGTCTTATTTCTTCTTTGCCGCTGTCATTGAATAATCGCCATGCCGAAGAAAGAATAATCTCAGCATCAGTGGCAAAAATTATCTTATTAAAGATAGCGACTAAAAAAGGGTCTATGCCGATAAAACCTCGGCTTCTCTGTGTGGTATTTTTGCAGTTAAGAACGCCGTCAATATCAAGGAAGATGACTCTCATAAACTAAGATTAACAACCCTTTCTAATCTATAACAACCGCACCGAGGACATTCTTTTTCTAAAACAGTTTTTTCCTTTATTATTTTTACTTTTCCCTTAAATCCACAGTTAGTGCAGGATACTTCTACTGAATAAAAATCATTGTTTTGCATAAATTTATTTAATATTTAACACCGCCGGGTTAATAATACCTTTTGAAAATTCATTACCATTGCTTTTATTCCAGCTTTTTCTAAATTCTTCTCCACGACTATGACAGTTTATGGTTATCATAGCTACAAAAGTTGCCTGATTTCCTGTAATGCCCTCCTGAAGTTCCTCGTTTGCCTGAGTAATTAAGACATCAGCATCTATTTCTTTATCGCCGAGAGCTTCTAATAATTCTAAAACCTTCTCCCCGACTTTGAATATAGCCCCTACATACGCTTGAGTGTCCTTATCCCTATCCTCAAGCATTTTCTTCTCGCTTTCTAACCAAGGTTTATTGATAATCATATATTTTTATTATTGCTTATCGGTTATATATTCCGGCTCGCCTAAATCCTTATCAACCGAGACCGTCTTTTCTGAAATATCCGTCCGGCGGTTGTCTGATTTTATTCCAGAAATTTTATCTCTTAAATCATCTATAATCTCCTGCTTATTCTTCGGCACAACACTAACTTCTCTTAGCTCCGCCCGCGTGATTATTCCATCAGATTTTTCCTTAACTTCTAAGCCGACTTCTAGATTAAAAAGAGGATTACTTTTTGTTTCCCATTTGCCAATGTAATTATCTATGAATTTTGTTAGAACATCTGTAATAGTCATTCCTTCTGAAGAAGCCTTAGTTTTAAATCTCTGATGCTTATTATCTTCTAAATCAAAATTTATTCTACCCATATATTGACTTGAGTATTTGAGTATTTACTCATTTACTCATTTATATAAATTAAAAATATAACTATCCTTACTCATTTACTCATATACTCATTATAATATAATAAAAAACAAATAATATCAAGCATATTTCTGTGGATAACTAATAATTTCTTTATTATTACATAAAAACTGACGGATTAGTTAAAAAAATATAAGAAAATGAAAGGCAACCATTGAGATTCCTCTCCGCTATTTACCGAGATTTTCTTAGGGGGGTCTTATCCTGAAAGTAATTACTTAGCGGGCGGAGTGTGAGTAATTTTTTAATTTAATCACTCTGTTTTTTATTAAGATGACAAATTAAAACTATTCTGCCGGCTTAAAAATATCTTCAGAATTTATTTAATATTAAGCAAGAATTAACTGGCTTAGCTTGGAGTTATTAAGACGGGAAGGATTGTTTGGGCTGTTTTTTTGCCTTGTGTTTATTATTCAGTTTGTCATTATTTTTAATTAACTTAATCCTTATATCCCTTATCCCTCTATGCTTAATATTAAGAAACTAACTCTGAAGATTATTTCTGGGCGGCGGAAGTTGAGTTGTATTTATTTATTATTAGTTTATTTATTGCGGGCGGACAAGTTTGTTATTAAGTTATTTTAGCGGCGAAGTTAATTATATTTCTTTTAATTTTTTATTCTATTTATATTTTATTCTGGGCGGAATTTTAATTTGATTTGTTTAATATTCCCCTCTGCCCCGCCTGCTTATACTCAATCAGGATTTATTATTATTTAATTACGGGCGGATTAGGCGTTTATTTGTTAATTTCTATCCCGCGGTTTTAGTTAATAATCAAAGGGGATTATCCAATAATAGCGGTTGAGTATTAAGCAATTTCAATATTAAACGATTTATGATTTAGCAAGTTTTATATTATTAAATAAGCACGAATAATAACTATCAAATGAGCAGGTCTTTTTTGTTAATTATTATTAAATAATTGATATTAGTTATCCCCCCTTGAGAAATACTACAATTAGCACGAAATATTTATTTTCTTCTTTTCGCTTTGTTTATCTCGTTAGTTATCCCCCCTATTAGTATTTACTTTAATATTCGCGAAAATACTACCCTTGATTTTTAGTAATTATTATTGACCGTTTTTCATTTCTATGCTATAATTAAGTTATAAGTTATTAAAGATATATAAGAAGACCAAAACCCCAAACCCCCGACTGACGAACATTAAAAAATAATTTAATTAAAAATGGGAAGGCTCAAAGGAAGAGTTAGGTCGTAAAATGAACTACCGGAAAAACTGATTACTCAAAAAAACTGAACAAGCAAGAGTTTAGCCGAAAATTAAACCGCTTCGCCAACCGCCAGGTTCGGCAGAGCAATAGACTTAGGGAAATTAAAAATTTCCAATTCTAAGTAATAGAGGCTAAAAATATTTTACACAAAGGCACCAAAACAAATCGCCCTAAAAAATAGTTTAATTAATAAAAATCTCCAAAAAAAAGTAAGCAAACGGTAGGGGTTAAAAATTAAGTTTTTAATCTCTCCGCTTGTTTATTATTAATTTTATTTAGCTTGTCAATTTTTAATTATTGCCAAACTAAATAGGAGACCAAAAATATGAAAAAATTAGGAGAGAAAAACTTCTTAATAATTGCCAGAGGTGTTAAAATGTTAGGCACTTTTGACCCTGAAAAAATCTTTGATATTTTTGCCGAGGATTTGTATGTGAAAGAGAGTAAAGAAATTTATAATTTCTTAGCTTGGGTTCACAACAATAAGAAAGCCTTTGGCTCTGGTAATTATGAATTAGTTTTTGCCAAGTTTAAGAAGAGCACAAAAAAGAGGAAAGTAAAAGCCTAGAGCAAGAGGCTAGGGAAGTTTTAGAAACCTTTAGCAAGGAAGATTTAGTTGAATATATTGTCCCTAAACTAACCCTTTTATCAAAACAGCGGTTAGTTGAGAATAATATAGGAAAAATGTTTGACGGGCAATAAAAAATAAATAGAGCTTATTAATTTATTAATAGGCTTTATTTTGTTTTTTATCTTCTCTTAATATCGCGGGATAGTAGAGAGGTTAAATTATAGCCAAAAACAGTAAAGCCCAAATCTAAGAACACTTTTAAAAAACTATCTTTAAAAGCAAGTATTTGGGCTTTATAATTTTGTTTATAATTAAAAAATCATTTTATCAGTATTTTATTTTAAAAATATGAATAAATTTAGTATTGGCTGGAAAAAAATTAAAAATGATAAATACGAACATAACCTCCTGAAAAAAGCGTTAATAGCTTATGGCGGGTTTGTAGTATTTTGTTATGTTTATACCATTGCCACTGTTTTGTAGGCGGGCGGACGGCTGTTAATTATTTAATAGCTGTCGGTTTGTTTATAAATAACCTTTAATCAGTTTTAATTTTATAATTAAAATTGACGAGGAGACCAAAAATATGCCAAAAGCTATTTTTATTCAAACTGACGGAACTATAAAAGAAGTTACGCCAAACGATAAAAAGTGTTTCTCTTATGAAGAATTGAAAACTTTTATTGGCGGGATAATTCAAATAGTTCCTATGCCGAGCGGAAAAGAGTTAGTTTGCCACGATGAAGGAAAACTAATTGGCTTAGCTGAAAATGTTGAAGCCACTAAAATTTGGAAGAAGGAATATCCAATAGAAAAATATCCAAATAATAATGACGAGTTGATTGTTGGCAATGTGCTAATAACCGACCCTGAGTTTTTAGAGGAAGACGAAGAATAATAATTAGAATCCCAGTCAATCAGTTTTTAAAGCTGGTTGATTGACTTTTACTTATTAAAAAATAAGAGACTAATAATAATCTATTGACAACTAAACAGGGACTATAAAAAATATGGTTATTAAAAATTCTACTCCTTGGCGGACAGACGATTTAAAAGCGTTATTCCGTCGCTGTATAAAAGAAGTTGAAAGGATAGAGAAACCTAATTATCCCTTCCATAAAAAGAATAAACATTTCAAATTGGATATTCTTAATGGAAATTGCTTTAGAGGTCGTGCTACTGTAAGCGGTTATTGGATAATGATAAAGATTCCCAGAAATATAAATTGGGATTCTCCCGTGGATTGGATAAAGGCAACTAATGGCAAAGAAGCGTTAGCTAAGCTGATAATCCACGAGTATTATCATACAATTGGTTTTGTTTATCAGGACAAAAACCATTACAAACACGATACTACTAAAAGATTTGAAGTTAGCTGGGCTAACGATTATCAAATAAGGCAAAAAGAGATAGCAAAAAAAGAACCGACAGATATTAAAATGGTTCGCTATCAAAAAGCTATCCTTAATTTGAGGAGAGCAGAAACAAGGCTAAAAAGAGCCAAGACCATTTATAAAAAATGGCAATCAAAGGTTAATTACTACGGAAAAGTTTATAATAATAAAGAGTAAATAATTGACCCCTGTTTAGTCGCGAATAGATTATTATTAAAAAAATATGTCTATCAAAGAAAACTTAATTGAAGCCGCCAAAATTTCTAAGAATTATGAGGATTACCAAAAGAAATTAAGGGCGAGATTGGGCATTCTATCAGGAATGGCTCAACCAGAGTTAATTGACGCTGTGTGGTGTAAAGAGCTACAACGGCGTGATTTGGGGCTTATAAAAAGATTACCTGCTTGGGAGCTTGCTTAAAAGCTCTTAGGCAGACATTTGTTTATAAACTAATTTCAAACTTATGAAATTGAAAGACCAATTAGCTGAGATTTTAGATGAGCCAGTTTTGACAAAGGTTATGGAAATAATCAACCAGCCCCTTCCTCAGAAAGAAGAATTATTACTCATTTCTCAATACTCAGATAAAATATTGTTCCTCGTAGAACATAAAGAGGAAATGACTAATACAGATATTCAAGGGGCGGCAGAAAATATTGTCAGAATGGTTTTAATTGACGCTAAAAGATAATAGATAAATTCCCTGCCTTTTAGTAATAAAGGGCAGTCATTTGTTTATTATAAATGAAAATGAAAGCAAAAAAAGTCCATTCGGAAAATGTTATTCAAATTGCGAAGAATAACAAAGAAATAAAAATGCTAAAGATTTTGACAATATCTTTTATTGTTATCTTCTTTATTTGCGTTTTTATTTTTGGAATACCCGCTTAAAATGCCTGATAGATTGCGGAATTATAATTATTCCGCTATTTATTCAGTAATTTTAATTATTAAGGAGACCAAAATTATGAAAAAAACATTTTCAAAGGAAGAGAAACAAATCTATTTTGAAAAACTAAGAGATGAGTGGAAAAAAAGCAAGCTCTTAGCCGAAAATGATATGCAAGCCGAGGCGGTATTCCGCGAGGCCGGCTTGAAAGGCGTCAGTTATTTCAGTTTTTATTTTGTTCTTAAACAGATGAGAGCTTTAAAGCTGACTGGCGTCCCTTATGTGGATACAAAAACTTTTCAAGGCTGGCTGGATAATGGTTATAAAGTCAAAAAAGGCGAAAAATCGCTTATCCACGGCATAACTTGGTTAAAAGTCATAAAAGGCAAAGTGGTAAATAGAAATCAAGAAGATGAAGAGGAAAAAGCATTTCTTTATCCGAAGATTTATCATTTATTCCATAAAAGTCAAGTTGAGGAATTAAAAGTTGAATAAAATCAGACAAGGAGGGTATTAGTTATGCTAATATCCTCAAGTTTGCTTTTATTAAAGAATTAGAAACTAATTCTTGCTATGTTGTGGTGGAAGATGTCGGCTTAGACCGATAAGACACCTGAGATGAAATCTGCTTAGTGAGCTGAGTAGCCCAAAGATTGGGCGGGCAAGCCTACTCGGTGAGAGGTGAGCATAAAAGGATTCGCGAGCCAACCTCTAATATATTATATACAAGAGGCACGTTTATCTCAGTAGCCAATACATAAAAAAATTGCGGGTCGTTAAGGCCAATCGGATACTGAAAGGTTTTGAGAATCCCGCCAACATAGTGGGAATTAGTTTCTAATTCATAATTTACAAATATGACTAAAAAGAAAATCTTTACAGTTGTAGCAACTGTAGCCGTCAAGGCAAATGATGAAAAAACTGCTTTAGAATTATTTTCTAAAGTATTAAAAGCCCGCAGTTGGGATTTTAAGTTTGATTCTAAAATAGTTGCTACTGAAATTAAGCCAAAGGATAAATTGGCTAACTTCAGACCGGCGAAAGAAGCCAAACCGGCAGTTGAGAAAGCCGAAGTTAAGAAACCGATAACAAAGGAAGTTCATAAGATTCCTTCTATCGGAATGGGCGATGAATAATTATCTAATAGGGCGGGTTTATACCCTCCTTATTTAGCTAATTATGACTAAAAAGTAATTAGCACTAATTCTTAACTTTTTAAATCTATGCGTAAGTAAAAGTCAGAATTATAATTAAAAACAAAAGAGGTTAAGAAAGCATTTTCTGCTTAACCTCTTGTATTTTACTTATAATTAACCATAAAAAAATATGACTATTATCAAGTCGGACGATGGTGGAGAAAAGGTTACAATTCAAATCTTTTTTGAGGATTTGAACGAGAAAGCCCAAGAGGAAATTAGACCTTTTGCGGAAAGTAGTATCAATACTAATAGTCCTATTGCGACTATTGAGATTGAAGATGAAGATTAATTTTTCAAATGAGACCTACTCATTTGATAATTAAAATATTGTTAGTTGATAGTCAGGCAGGCATAAGATAAAACTTCCCTGCCCCTCTATTAGTTAATAAGAAATTATTTATTTACGCCAATACATTGCTATCTTCTAACGGCAGGATAAGAGAGCGATTACTCTCAAAATATGGGTCCGAATCCCATTAGCGTAAAAAGTGTATTGGCGTAAATAAATAATAAAATTATGAAGTATCCAAAATTACCGAGAAAATATGATTTGAGATTTAAACTCACCGAAGCGGACATAAAGAGAATCCAAGCACTTCGCAAACAAGGGATAACCATAAAAAAACTTTCCGAGATATTTAAAGTTTCAGTAACTACTATTGGTTATTATATTTATCCTAAAATGCGAAAAGCAATAATGGAAAAAAATAGAAAACGCCGCTGGAAGAATCCTAATTATAACAAGAACAAGCGGCGTATCAGAAATATTCAGTATAAAAAGCACCGAAAGTATTTAACAGAGTTAATGTATAAGCGAAGACATAAAAAATCTAATTAAATAATCATAAAATTATGAAGATTCAAATTTGTGACATTTGTGCGAAAGAAGGAAAACTTTCTGAAGCTACCTGCCATACTTCAATTAGGGGGAGGTAAAGCAAGAGTAGATACCTGTAATAAGCATAAAGGATTTTTTAGAGGCAAAGATATTCAAGCATTATTAAAAGAATCGGAAGTAGTGGATAATTTAGATTTAATGTGTAATAAGGAAGGAGAAATCAGATTTACAGAAAAATATGATATGAAAAATATCAAAGTTTCTGATTGGCCGCCGAAATAAAATTTTTTAACTAATAATTCTATAAAATTATGAGCAAAACAAAAGACCAAGTTATAAAAAACTTAAACAAAGGAGAATATCTGATTATTGGCAGTGATGACTTCTGGTATGGTTCGGGATTAAAAACTATTAAAGACGCCGAGAAAGAAATTAAGTATATTAAAAGAGATATTTCTAAATACGGAGAACCCAACACAGGCAATAGTAGAACTAAAGTTCCCAGCGAGTTCCATATTTATAAAGCCATTTTAATTAAATCTATATGATTAATATTTTAAGAGTAGAAAAATCTCCTAACGACCGAGCTTGCTGTTTTAATTGCGGAAAAATACTTCAAAAAGGAACGACAAGAGTAGTTTTTGATGGAACTTATTTTAATCACCCAAGTTTAAAATACGCTTGTTTTACTTGCGGATTGGAAGAAATAAAGAAAGATAAAGATGCCATACTTAAACTTTTAGAGGATATGCAGAAATGTTTAGACATTGAGTTTGATGCTATGTTAGATAATGTTAAATAAATTAACTATGTTTTTATGAAAAAAAATAAAGGAATAATAGAAGAATTGAATGACCTAATAAAAATAGAAAATAAAGAAAAAAGAAAAATTGCTAAACAAATTTTAGATTTATTGATAACCTCTGCCAGAAACGGCGAGTTTGATTCAGGTATAGGCGGGTATATTGTAGATACTTACAATAAAGGAAAAGACAAGGGCATAGAAGCCAAAATGGTTAAAGATATTTATTTATCTGATTTTAGGGCGGCAATAGTAGATTTCTTAGAATCCCGAAAAATAGAATTAGAAGAAGTTAGTAAATAATTTGTGCCTTGAATATAACCTTGCTATAAATAACAATTCTTCCGTATATAAAGATTGGTCTCCTTATATATCTCATAGCAAGGTTATATCTAAGTCATAAATAATAATTAAACTTATGAAGATTAAAACAAAATTTGCTATTGTAATTCTCCAGTGGGATAGTATTTATTTTTATACTTCAAGAAGAAAATTTGAAGAGGACAAAAAATTCTATTTTGAAGGTTCGGGATTAAAATATATTTACACCTTTGAAGGTTCTATATATAAACATTTAGTAAGATTACCTAAAGAGAAAGATTGGGAGGAAAAAAGTTCTAATTTTTAATTATAAAAAATATGCTAAGAGGTAAAAGATATACTCCTTCTGAAGAAGAGAAAGAGTTAGCTATAAAGTATCTTAATGATGAGATTTCTTTAGGCGAGATTACTAAAATAATAAATAAAACTCACAGAGGAACTCCTGCTTATCATATTTTATTAGCCATCAAAGAGTTATATAAAAATAATATAATAAAATAATAAAAAATTTATGACAAAAAAAGACAAAATCATTGCCAGTTTAATTGCCACCGTTATTATGCTTGCCGTCTTCTATCTTTATTATAGAGATATGAATAAAGAATTACGAATCCCTGTTAATACTCCTAACGAGAAGATAACTTATGTCTCCTTAGGGGATAGTTTAACTTCCGGCAGTGGAGCTGACAACTACGAAACAGGAACTTATCCTTATATGCTATCTCAAAAAATGGGAGATGGGACAAAGGAAGTAATTTTTAAAAACCTCGGCATTGCCGGAATTACTTCTAAGGGCTTAATAGAGCAGGAATTAGATAAAGCGATAGAAGCTCAACCTGACATTATTACTCTTTTAATAGGAGTTAATGACATACATCACAGAGTTAGTGCAAAAGAGTTTAAGAATAATTATCAAACTATTATTAACAAGCTAAGAATAAATACCAAAGCGGAAATTTATCTGATTGATATACCCTTTATTGGTTATACTTCAACCGAATATTCTGCCAGCGACCCTTATTATGATACGACTACTAAAGAGTTTAACAAAATAATTAAGGAATTATCGGCAGGAGATAAACTTCACTATGTGTCCTTATATACTCCGACAAAAGTCCTATTTATGACAAGCGGAGACCATTACTGGAAAGATTCTTTTCATCCTTCTACCAAGGGATATAGGATTTGGGCGGATACTATTTTAATATCAGTATCTAATAAAAAATTAGAAAAGTTTAAACCAGTAGAATAGTATAAAAATATGTTAAACAAGTTTAAAGTTATAAAAAAAGACTTAAAAAAGAATATGTATGGAGAAGGAAGAACTTTACTAACTATTGGTATAGAAGACATAATGGCTTTTAAAACTAATCCTGACTATTATATATTTAGAAATTTTATTGGTTTATTAGACATCTACAAAGAAGAAATATATGAAGGAGATATAGTTGAAATAATAACAGATGAACTTGATAAAGAATTTATAGATTCCTTAAAAAGTCTAAGAGGAGTTGTTATTTGGATGCCTAGCTCCGCCCGATATGAACTATGCTTGTTTGAATATGAACCATATAATGATAAAAACGGATTTTTAAATATAGTTGATGAAGAACAAAGTGATGACCACCCAGAAATAGAAAGTCGCTATTTAGAAATAAAAGGTAACGCTTACGAAAATCCTGAATTATTAGATGATGAAATGAAGCATAGTTTTAAATTTTAATAATATGAAAATTCAACTAATAGATATTGGCCGAGATAAAATAAACAAAATCGTAGAAGTTATAAGTGCCGAGGCGGCTTTAGAAGAGGTTTCTAAGTATCTCAGAAACTCTATTGTAGAACTACAAGAAACAGAAAATCCTGATATTTATAATGTAGTTGTTGGCGGTTTAAGAACAGTCGGACAGGTAAAAATCTTAAATAGATTGCCTGTTAAGAAAGTATATAATCAGTTTAATCTTCCCCAGCATATCGTTAGACACAGCCCTACGGGGATGTCTTGGGGCTATGGTGGGTCAGGGCCGAGTGATTTAGCCCTTAGCTTGCTAACAGAAGCCATAGGTTCAGAAAAGGCCGAGAAGTGCTATCAGGATTTTAAGTTTGAAGTAGTGAATTTATTTTCAGACAGATGGTCAATCACTACTGAGCAAATTCAAGATTGGTATATTGAATATTTAACTAATAAAAATAATAAATAATCTTATGGATAATTATAAATATAAAAAAGTAAAATTTTGTCCTTACTGCGGTTCAGATAAAGTAAAAACAAACGAAGACGATATTACTAAATGTAAGAATTGTAGCTTGTTATCAAAAGTAAATGAAATGTTAGAGCTATAAATAGTTATCCACAGTTTATACTTGATTAGTTTTTCATTATGTGCTATAATATATATAAGAGTTATAAAATAAAGTATGGATAAGAAAACTCAAGACCATATCCAAGAAGAATTAGAAAGAATGAGTAAAACACTCTTTCATAAACCCGACAAAGTAAATCCAACTAAACCGATTATTTTATACCATGGCACAAGTTTAAGAAATTTTAAAAAAATCCTGAAAGAAGGAATTAAACCTCGCGGAAAAAGACCCTCTAATTTTGATGGCGTAGGCATATCCAGACCAGATTTAGTTTATCTCACTAATTGCTATGCTATTTACTACGCCGTCTGTGCTATGGGAGAAGATGAAAAAGACAAGCAGGTAATTTTAAAAATAAAGATAGACCCTACTAAAATCAAATTATATTTAGATGAGGAGTTTATTTATCACGCCCTACAATTTAACCACGCGGATAATAGACAAATGGCAATAGATTTATATTCCACGATTAACCCTAAAAATCTTAATCCCTTAATTATTAAAAGTTTTAAGAAAAAAATAACTTGGGTTGATAGTTTAAATTATTTAGGAACAGTCAGTTGCGATTTTATTCCTAAGGAGAACATAATTGAATATGCTATTTTAGATAGGATAGTTATTCAAGACCCCAGCATTAGTCCGCTTAATTATAAAATAATGGCAGGCGAATATATTTATCAATTAGAAAATTTAGAATATAAAAAATTATGATTAAATTTCAAGTTATAACGAAAATATCACCAACTACTTTATATGATGAGGTTTTGGAGTATCATAAATCGGTCGCCCCATAACCCTTGAAGATGTTTTGAAGACAATAGGAAATATTAATTGTGGAGAATTATGCGATACACAAATATACGAAGGTGGGTTAATTGCTCTTAGATTTATTAATTTAACTGATATTGATATTTATTGGTCTCTCGGCTATGACCTTGACTGGCACGCTAAGAACAAACCAGAAGTGATTGAGTGGTTGTGGGATAATTTGAAATAAAGTATGAAAGAAAAATTAACAATAAAACAATTAAGAAAAATATTAAAAGAGGGAATTGAATTTATTAATGTCAATGGTTCTAATGTTAAATTTGATGAAGAAGGTTTTATGGTTTTTTCTAATTTTGTTTTGCTAAGTATTAAAAGAATAAAATGATTTGAAATAGATATGACTATTCAAGGAGTTGGTTTTATAAGAATAAATGGAGAAGATGTCTGTCTTGAAAAAGACGGAGGGGATTTCGGAGTATGCCATTGGGCAAGCACTGTCGGTGCTTTTAAAAAAAGATTAGTTTCTTATCGTATTTTTGGATTAGCACATTTAAGATTTTATGGGAAACCTTCTCCAAAACAACTTCAAAAATTACGAGAATTAGATAGAAAAATTTATTTTGAATATTGGAAAAATGAAGAATGGAAAGATATGCCAATCAATAAGGCAGTTAATTTTTTTACAATGGTTAAAATGCTAAAAAAGATTTATAAATTATAAATATGGGCTTATATGCTACAATTAAAGGATTAGATAAATGTCCTAATTGCGGTAAAAAAGCTGAATGGCAATCAAAAGGACTTTGGCTTAATTATAAAGGGCGAGATTATTGGATTGGAGATGAGTATAATATAAAACTAGATAAAAATATTAACGGTCATATAGTTTGTTATTGTTGGGATAAAAAATACTTTCCTAATTTTGATGGATGCGGAAAAATTACTTATTATAAAATAGTAAAAGGTAAATTAATCAAATCAACAAAAAGTAAATATAATAATTAAATAAATATGAAGAATTATATTGAAAAATTATTGGAAAAATTTAAGTTTGTTCACTGGGATAGATTTACCGAGAGTGATACAGAGATAAATTTTTATGGTTGGATTGATAGAAAACAAGATAACTATAAAGACTTCTTAGTTTTAACTATTGGTAAAGGAAATTGGAAAAGAAAAAAACCTCCAGTTTGGTTTATCACTTCTTCTAAAAAATATAGTAAGAAGATTATTAAAATTTTAAGACATAAAGAAAAAAATCATCTTTCTTGTAAGCGTATAGAAAATTATTATGTTATCAAAAATTCAATTCACATCTAAAATTAATTATTAAAATAACTACTATGAAAAAAATTATCTTTTGGGCAATTTATAATAAAGAATTAAAAGATATTAGCAATTCTATCTTTGAAACAAAAAAAGAAGCAGAAAAATATCTTAAAAAAAGTTTTATTTGCACAACTAATACATCTAATCTAATTAAAGAAGCTAATCTAAAAAACTTATCCGTAAATATAAGTAGTGTATTAAAACAAACTTTATTAAAATATAAAGTAATTAAAATAGAAGGAAAAATAATTACAAAAATATGAGTCTTTATAACATATTAAACGGAATCAATCAAGCTACTTTTTATATTTTACCTATGCTTGGTAAGCATCCTGAGCAATATCCCAGGTTCAGAGATTGTTTTGTTGGAAAACTAGTTAATTCTTCCAAGAATGACCAATTCGGCATTCCATTAAAAAAGCAAAAAGATTTAGAAAAGAAATTAATTAGCGTTTATACAAGAGTGGGCGGCAATAATAGAAAAGATTATAAGAAAGAAATAGAAGAATTAAGAGCTATTCCCGAATATGTAGAAGATTACGACGATTCTTTTGATAATACTTTCGCTACTTTTGTCTTTAAAGTTCCCGCTAAATGGGAAAAAGATTATGATTTAATAGTAGAGGGAAAAATACAGAAAATCAGTAAAGAATATCAAGAAGAAATGATTAGAGTTTATCCTAAATTAGAAGAAGAATTAAGACAGAAATTTAATTAAAAATATATGTTTAGCATAACATTAAAAGATAACGAACTAAGAAAAATAAACGGAAAATATGCTTGTAGATTATATAAAGCAGGAACGGGATGTAAAAGAAGCATTGTTCTAAAAATAACAAATGACAAGAATAATAAACCAGGAAGAAAAATTTATAGTAAATGTTCAATTCCGGCTTCGGCTATGAATAAAGGAGCGTGGCTTGTAATAGAAATGTAAAATAATAAAATAACTATAATATGAAAAAACTAATATTTTTAATCCTATTTATTCCTATTATTTTTATTAGTGGATGTTCAACTAATACTGATAATACTGATAAAACAGAAAGAGGCAAAGAAAATACTAGTAATTCTACGGAAAAAAGACCTATTTTCTCTATGCCTAAATATACCATAAGACAAGCAGATGTTTCTGCTGGAACAGATTCTTATACAGAAGAAAACGGATGTGTTAAATTTACAGAACCATGCGATTTTAATAGTAATCCTTGTAATATTAAAGTTTGCGGAGCTTATGTAATAGAAGAAAATAAATAAAATATATGCTTAAAATATTCGGATATTCAATTCTTTGGTTTATCGGAATGTTGTTAATCCCTTTTATAGCTGTTTGTGTATCATGTTTTATTTTTAAAGTTAATGATAAAGATATTTGGAATATAGTTGCTTGTTTCTCTTTTGTAATTTATTGGATATTAACGGCAATTTTTTTAATAATACTTTAAAAGATTGTAAATTTAATTCTTATAAATAATTATATGGAAAATATAGACAAAGAAAAAACCCCTTTTACTATCCCAGTAAATCCTAAACGGACTACTTGTGAAGTTTGTAAAGGTTTAGGAAAGATAAATAAAAATGATAAATGCCCTAATTGCGGCGGGTCTGGCAGTAAGGAAGGCATTAACTTATTAAATGACACGATGATAGTGGCTAAAGGAACACCGCAGAAAAAATATCAAATAGTGGTTACTGATACCGAAGAGAATAAAATTGTCTATAAAGGAGATGGTTTTGGCGGAGTGATGAGCATAATAGAAAAAATAGATAAGTTTAATGCTAATGAGATGGAGGGCAGATATCAAGCTATTATGTGGGGGCATCCTTTAGTGCAAAGATTTGGCATAGACAGATTGGAAGAAAGTTTTGCTAAAAATATAGAAAATTATCTTGATTCTCTTGAAACGGCGGGAATGTTCTTTACTGATAGAGAGAAAATGAAACAAATGATAATTCAAGGAAATATTTTAAAATTAAATAAAATAATGGAAGACAGCAATCCCCAAAAACCGACAACTCAAAAAGATACTACTGATATTATAATAGAAGATTTAGGAAATAAGGGAGTTAAAAAAACCGAGATGCCTTCTGAAGTATCTAATTTAGAATTATTGGAAAGAATAAAAAAGGCCATAATAAATAATAAAACATTCGCCGTAATCCTAATGGAAGAAAATATTAATTTCATAGAAAAAACCTTGCGGGCGGAATTGATGATGAAAAATATAAGTATGCAAGAAGTTTTATTATGCTTAATAGAAACCATGGTCGGTGCTTATTCTTATCAGCACGGCCAACAGACACCAGAAGGATTACAAAAATATTTAAAAATGCTATCTATCATACAGTCAGTAACTTCGGCGATAGAAAAGAGGATAAATGAAGAAAAAGCCAATAATATAACAAATAATATAAATCAATAATATGTATAATCGTGAATACTTCTATTTTGAGAACAAAAAAGGAAATAGCAATAAATTTTGGGCGGCGGAGATTATTCTAAAAAAAGGAAAAATCTATCTTGTCAGACGTTATGGAAAAATAGGACAAGAAGGAAAAACAATGATTGAAGAATTTACTTCAAGAAGAACTGCCGAAAGAAGAAGAGAAAATCTAATAGAAGAAAAAATTAATAAAGGTTATAGAGGAATCATGTAGTTATCCACAGAAATATACTTGATTAGTTTTTTATTTTGTGCTATAATATATATAAGAATTATAAATTATGCTTACTCAAAAACAAGAAGAGCCAATCCCAATAGTTTTCTTTTTTATCTTAGTTGGAATTTTAATTTTTTTAATGATTTCGGCTTTAATAAAATTAAATGAGGCTAAAGGAAAATTAGACGAATTTAAAAAACAGTCCGAAGAATTAAGAAAAGAAAATCTAGAAAAAGCAGCCGAGTATAATATAAAGATGAAAGAGAAATATAAAGAACTCAGCACCGAAATAAAAGAAACTATACTAATTAAAGCCGTCGTAACAGCTTTTAATACAGTAGAAACACAAACTGATAATAACCCCTGTGAAGCTAAGTTCGGTTATATCTGCGGCCGAGATGATGTTATTGCCTGTCCGAGAAATTTTCCAGCCCATACTAAGGCGGTAATTCTTGATAAAGAATATGAGTGCATGGATTGGACTAATGTAAAATATAATGGAAGATTTGATATTTCATTTGATAAGGATATAGATAAAGCAATCTCTTTCGGAAAGAAATATTTAACTATAACCTTATATGTGGACTAGTATAAAAAAATTTTTTATCTTTATTTTTATTTTAATAACTTTTGTCGCGTTGGTTATCCAATGGGCAAACTAAAATGACCTAAATATGTTAAATCAAGAAACAAAAACCACCCCAGAAAAAATCCAAAACTTTGAAAAAAGTTTTAGCAGCAAAAAATTATTTCTCTTAGAGAGAGATAAGGAACTAAAACAGTTGATGTATGCCTTGCTTACCGGCGAGCATTTATTTCTTCAAGGAGAGGCCGGAACGGGAAAATCAATGCTTGCCAGACACGCCTTTGCCTTAGTGGAAAATTCTAAATTATTTTCTATTCAAATGTCAGAAGCTACTTTATCAGAGCATCTTTTCGGTGCTTATGATATTTTGACTTGGAAAAATAAAGGCGTCTTGATGCGGGATACCACCAATTCTATCTTAGAGGCAGATTTTGCTTTTATAGATGAAATTTTTGACGGCAGAGAAGATGTTTTAAGAACTTTATTAGGTGTTTTGAATGAAAGAAAATTCATGGAGGGCAGACAATTAGAAGACGCCAAACTTCATACCGCTGTTGCCACTGCTAATTATCAAAGCATCAATGAAAAAACTATCCCTATTTTAGATAGATTCTTATTCAAGGCGATAATT